TCCATGGCTTGTGCATCGACTCTGCTTGAGCTTTTTCGTAAGCTCCTCCCCAAGACACAATAGTTAAGTCAGAAGCTAAAGACTGGCTAGTAATTAGTGCAGAGGCAAAAATTAGTTTTTTAATCATTTATATATTCCTTTATTAAGTTAGAGTTTTTTAATTGGTAAATCCAATCATCAAGTTTCGTCACTTTAAAATGACATCCAAAAGAGTTGACTTCAACATAGAAAGGAACCTCTAACTCATCACTGAAAGCAACGAAGTCTTTTGAACGATTCCATCTAAATATTAACAGAGGCTTCTTTTTCATAGTATCAGCTTCTCTAACAGTTTGTCTCCAAAACTGTAGCATGTCTGTAGTTTTTGAGGTTAGTAGGTTATTCCACTCAATACTTTTGTAGTGTTTACACTCTACGGCATAAGGCCACCAAGCAGTATCGTGAGGAGTCCAAATATCTCCTTTGAGATAATCTATTGATCCTGAAAGTGGTACTCTTCTAAACTCTACTCCAAATTCACTAGTTAGTCTGTTAGCGATTTTCTGTTCATATGCTGAACCTTTTGCTTTACTTTTATTATGTGCCATACATATCTTTCAATACTCTCTCAGCAAATAGTTTGTTTTCTTCGTCAGAGAGATGATTTGTGCTTTTTATATGTTCCTTTTCGTAGTCATATGGACCAGAATTAATCATAGTTGATTCTAATCCAAAATAACATTCATTGGAATAGTTATTTATATCTTGATGGTATCGTGGATAAATATTTCTATATAAGAGATATTCACAAGGAAGAGAGTTAATTAAGTGTTGAATAGCCCAAGATTGGTATTGAGCGTTTAATCTAAAAGAGCCGTTCATTAAATATTTTTTCATATGTTCTACGTGATAATTTCTAAGCTGTGAAGATATATTTCCAGAAGTGATAGTAGGGTTTTTATTAGAGAATGAATTCTTAATCTCATCAATGTTTTGTCTAAAATCTTCAAGTTCTGCTGGAGAATTAAATTCATCGTCATCAATTTCAAAACGATCTGCTGACGTTAGAGAGATTATCACTAAGTCATTTTCGTCTGCAATCTCTCTTGCACGTTCAATTTGAAAGCAGATAGCATAATTACTACATCCTACAATGGCTAAATTAAGTAATTCTGAATCATAAAAATCTGCTACAATCCGAGGCCAATGATTACTATCAGTCCCATAACTAAAACTTTCCCCACAAATAACTAACTTATTCTTTTTAGATCCAATGTCACGCAATGGAAACCTCCACTAATAATTCTATCATGTCTCAACTCTAAAGGAATTGTTTCAATTCCGTGAGCGTTTAACTTCTCATGTATTTGAGTTTGTTTTTTATCTACAATTGCCAGGTGTTCATTTACACTTAATAGATTCATACCAATCCATTCACTCGCACCCCAGGGTAGATTGAGAGGTGGTTTTGTTGGTCCTACGCATTCATCAATCCATATCTTATCCCAAGACTTAAATAATTCTGGTTCATTTTCAGGAGCTACACGAGATGCATTATATAATACTAATCCCTCACGCAGTGGTACTATAGTACTGTCTAAATGTGCGTATGAGTATAAATTTTTACTTACATGTACCTTATATTCGTTACCAAGCACTCTTTGTAGCCATTCTGCACCACGTTCATTTCCTGTGTTTGAAACTTGATAAAGAATATCCTCATTTACTCTGACACAATTAGCCGCTTCAAAAAGAATCTCTTGATTGTTAAGCGCAGGCACCCCTTTTGTATCCTCTTTGTAATTTTCATCATACAACACAGGAATGGGAGCTTTTATCCAATTGTAGCCTTCTCTAAAAAGTTGATAAAATACGTCTCTATACGCCCATGTTTCATATTGACGATTCCAAATTGGAGATGGAGTTTCGATAATGTCATTACCTACAACCAAAGTTAAGTCGCGAGGACAGTGGTAGTGCCAGTTCTTGCCTCTCCAATGAGGGGAGACTGTTTCTATTTCTGCGTATTTTGTGTCAGGTCTATGAACTATTACTCCTAACTCTTCTAATGTTTCTGCTAAAATGTTTAGATCTTCATTTTGTTCATCAATTATTTGTTGTGGATAATATCCTGTAAATTGTTTAATATACGCCTCTTCATATTCTGGAAACTGGCACTTCATTGTACTTATGTTGGGAATAGGAATTGTAGCATAATCAGCTGTCCCAACTATTATTTCTTCTAATTGATCCCAATCATTGTTGCAAGCCATTATGTAGCTCCTTATATACGCTGGTTTGTGTTTTTAGATGATTAAGTGCTAATATCTTTTTATTATGTTCAAAAATGGGTTTTAATTTATTTATCTCAGCCGTTAATTCATCAATTGGTATTTCTGATAATCTTTTGATTTCAAGTAATATCATACTGATTCTCTTTTTTGGGTCTTTTTCTGTGTCATAATTTTCATTTATGAAAGGAGAGAATGACTTAAAACCTAAATATCTATAATATTTTAAAGCATTAGGATGAGAGAAAAGTATAAAAGGCATTTCAGCTTCTACACACCTATACACTTTTTCAGTTAAAACTTGATGAGGAGAACTATATAAAATTTCAGCTTCAAATGTAATATGTATTAAACTTTTTTCAAAAGTCTCAACTATATTTAAAGTATCAAAAACTTTTTCAAAAGAGCAAAACTCTGAATAAAACGACCCTAAGTTTGTAGATTGCATACTTTCTAAATACATATCAAAATCTTTACCCTGATCTTTAGCTGATATAAATGTATCATCTATAATTTGACTCTTTTCTAAAAATGATAAAAACATCAATCTTGAAGGGCAATCCATGTAGTAATATAAAAAACATGAAAATCTTCTGTTATCATATCCTGTTAATACCTCTTCATAAACATCTTTATCATTTATTTTACCTTCATCTAATTCTAATATGGTAGCGTCATAATTAATTATATTAGGTACAGAGCTTGTATGATGGGTGCAGTAGATATAATCTGGAGTATCACACTTAATTAAGGACTCTACTAACTCGTAATTACCAATTAAAGGCTCTAAAACAAAAATAATTATTTTTCCTCTTTTTTTGTATAAACCTATTCTGATCTTTCTTGGCAATACTTCCTTAATATGTCTGATAGAGTTTAAATAGATTAGGTTGTTTAGAAATATAGGATATAACCAACCAAATTCATTATCTACAAAATATGTAGGTTTAAACTGAACTTCATAGTTAGAAAAAGTTTTTTTTAAAAATCTTTCATATGTATGATCTCCAATTGACGGTAGTGGCTCAAAAACTGTGTTAGGGATTAATCCGTGTTCTGGATCAATTCTATCAAATATAAAAGTTAATTTATCAGACATTTAAAGACATTCTACCGTCCCAAATTCTGGAAAAACATAAACGATTTGTATCCCTACCTCTATTATATTCTGGATACTGATTATTTTTATCTATCCCAAAATATACACATCTTGCGGGCTCTAAATCATATTTTTGACAGTATATTTGTTGTTCATTTACATATTTATCGTATATATAATCAGGTTCAAAGTACTCCATCATCCCAAGACCAAGATATACACTGCACATGTTTATATAATTATAATAGGGTTCATTAATTACATATAGTGGATCTTCAAACATCTTTTTTTGAAGTCTGATTCCTATTCTATAGTTCTCCACTGGAAACACTTTTGATAAAGAAGAGACAACATATTCAATACAAGGATGAGATAAATCAATCTCAATATCTTTTGCTATGTTTACATATGCCAAATCTAAAAGCACTGGTATTTCTTTTTCATCACACTCACATAAGATTTTCTCTAAGTTTGGGTAAAGATCACATGTATCAGAAAAAGGTGCGCTGATTACTAAAACATCACCTGATCTTAATTCGTCATCTTCTAACCAATCAAAACGCATTGAATAATAGATACTTTTAATCATTTGATGATAAAAATATTCTCCGCGTGCAATTCTTAGTCTATTCTTATTACGATAACGAATATAGAAGTGTGAAAACGATTCAGTAGTGCCTTGTGTAAAGCAGGTATATTTGTAGAGATCTAATCCATTAAGATTATGTGGGGAGGATAAGAATGATTTGTATCGTTCAAAATATTCTTGTTTAAGCGTTTCAAACTCGTGGGTATTAACCGCATATTTTTGAACTAAATAGTCACGCATGTATACTGTTTCAGAATCATACACACTATAAGCACCACCAAACGGTTTATCTTTGTTATCAGGAAGATTTGTATACCTAACCATTTAAAAAGCCAGAAATTTGAAGAGAGTAACGATCTTCTAATCCTGCATTAGCTGCTAAATGTAAAACGTCACAGTCCCACATGTATCCAGTGTTTGCTTTCCAATGAGTTACTACGGTATCATTGAATTGTAAAAAATGTCCTGCTTTCCAGTCTAATAGTTGAATATTAGCCCTAACTTTTGTTCTTGTATCGTTTGGAAATTTTTTGTTGATTTGATAAAAGGTATCACGATGCATTGGATTAACCATACCAGGAGGTTGTTTAATCATTGAGATAGAGATAGCCTCTACTCCTACTTGACCTCCAAGATTATCAAAATCAATCTCATCACGTTCAAAGAACTTTTGATAAAACATTGTATTATGATGAGTCAATGAGGAGGGAAAGCCGCCAATTTTATCGTGAATATCTTTAAGTTCTACCTGTTGATGACCTAAACAATCGTGTTCATATTGTTCCCAATCAATATCAAGAATCCAGCTTGAATCAAAATCTATCTTTACTTGTTTATAAAACATTTAAGCCTCCCACGAAAGCCACCCTCGTTGTTTGTAACCAAATTCTAAATAAGTTATTATTTTATTGATACTATCTTTTGATAGTTTTATCATTTCATTGACGAATATTATATCAACATTATTATCGAGTGCCAAGTCTAAATAATACTTACGTAACCCTTCGTGGTCTGGAAGAGAGTGAACACTCAACATAATTATACTCTGTTTTTCTTGTATAAGATCTTCAAATATCGGTAAATGTTCAAGATGTTCATTTTCAAATGTATAACCAGAATACTCTATGTTATTTTCTTTACAATAATCTACAATGTAACTACGTTGTATATGAAGAGGAATATGTTTATCAAAGGAAGTATTGTTAGAGAGATAAATTGTAGCATTTGTGGTTTTTACCTTTTCCTGCTTATAGTCTCCTGGCAGTCTGAAGAAACCGCCTGGATACCTACCACCGAACTCTTCACCTTCAACTAAAACATGCCAATCAATAGCCATACGAGTAATATTAGTTTCATTGTTTATATTACCGTGTATATGCTCT